GCGCCGTCGGTGGATCCGTCGCCGACGCCGGCGTGGGCGTCGCTGTACCAGGCGGCGAACAGCTGCGTGTCGATGCCGACGGCCTTGCCGTCCCATGCGCCCAGGCCATGGACCTCTCGGTGCACCAGGTTCCAGGCCTTGTCGGCGCGCTCGGCGATCCGGTTGACGTGGGTCTGCAGCGACTTGTCTGGCTGCAGGACGTCCAGCTTGCCCTTGACGACGCCGATGTTCTGCAGGCCGTAGGTGCAGCCCCAGCCCAGGTCGCGGCGGTCGAAGCCCTGGGCGACTAGGTACTCAGCCAGGCGGTAGACGTAGAGGGCGTCTGGCAGCAGGGGCAGCCTGGTTCCCGGCACGGTAGTCATTTTCTGCGTCCTGGCCGTCAGCTCGTTGCCGACCTTGAGCTGGATCTTGCCGGGGAATTTGCGGGTGATCTCCAGCATGGCGTCGACGTAGACCAGGTTGACAGCCCAGGGCACGTCGAAGAAGTGCCGCCAGCCGCCGGTGTTCATGCAGCGGCGCGAGCCGCCGGTCGTCCAGAGGTAAGGGTTGACGGAGCCGTGGTGAAATTGGCAGTTGTCAAACAGGTGCAGCCGGAGCGTCAGGTTATTGGGCTCGACCTCCAGAGCCGACCGGATCAGCTGCTCCAGGATGGCCTGCCAGGCGGGGTCGATCTTGCGCAGGTCGTAGAGCTGGCCGTCGAGCTGGAAGGGCGCCAGCAGGTCGTCAGTGCCGGTGCTCTCCCAGGGCGCCATGGACAGCACGGCGATCGAGTTGACGCCGGCGCCGTGGGTCACGCGGTCGACGTATTGCTGCCAGCGGCCGGCGTCGAGCTTGAAGCTGCCGCGGCGGCCGGAGATGAAGCCGCGGCGGCCATTGGACAGGGCCTCAAGGACGTCGCTGCCAATCCTGATTTTGTCTCGACATTTTGTCATGAAAAACATGGTTTAAGCCTCTCTTAAAAGGCCGTTTCGCCTGGGAAGGCCCTCTTTACAAGCGGGATTACTCCCCTTGACGGTTGGTCTGGTTATCTGCCAGACTCCCCGGTTTTCGGCCCACACCGCGAGTGGCGGACGCACGCAGCAGGTGACATATCCATCACGATCTTGGGATGCCGGATCGTGGAAGCGGCACGAAAAGCAGTTTTTTGGCCGGCGAACCAGGTAGCGGGCGATCAGCTTACGGATAAGTGCCATAGGATGGTCCCTCCTTTCGCAGCTGTAGGCTCAACGATTCTCAAGTAGTTGAATCCACCGGCGGTGATCAGTGCAAAAATATCGATTTCGTCAGTGCCGCCGTTGGCGTTGATGTTGGCAAGGCTGGAGAAGTTGACCGGAGTCGTCGTCGCCTTCGTTTTCGCGGTCCCCCATGTCCCATCAACAGCTGTGATATAGAGCTGTATAAGGTCGTCCATTGCCGACTTGACGCTGGAGACAGACGGTGTCCCGGTGCTTCCCGTACCGCCGTAGTCGCTATTCCCAGAGACAGAGTGGGCGTGAGCGGCCTGATTGGGGATGGAATGCACATGCCCCGCCATTAGATACGTCCCCACGTTAGTGTTCCCGGTTGACCCACCGTGGTCGTGCGCTCCAGCATTGCCAGAGGTGAGATTGATTCCATGACGATGGACCGGTCCAGGATGCGTGTGCGGTGCAAGCTCAGTATAGGGGAAACCAGGGAACGCTTTCCCCCACAGCTTGAGTTTGACAGACGTGGCGGTTAAAGCCACGTTGAACGGGATAATCAGTGGCGAATTATCGTCGAGGATCGCCGAGCCGTGATAAACGCGCTCTTGTGACCTGGTTTTCTCAACGTATTTCCACGAAGTCGTCGCTTGGTCGTACATCTTCCAAACGTAATCGCCGGACTCGAGGAATATGCGGATTTCCTTGTCTCCCGGAGAGGAAGAGCGGTCGACCCCGCCGGTCAGCAAATGGTTGGCTTCGACGACTCCGAACTTGTCTCCGCGGGCATACAATGCCATTTAGTTTCTCCTCATAGAAGCACCCCGCAATCAGCGTCGACGCCCTCGGTTAGCAATTCATGGATTTCGGGGTCGGCGTCGTTGTAGAGCCGGATCAAGCCGTAATTGATCTCGGTGACATCCAGGCCGCGCCAAACGATTTTTCCTTCCTCCGCTCGCTCGATGCGGTAGACCTGCATCATGCGGTATTCGTCAGGATAGAGGCCGCGAGGATAGCGGATGTTCACCACGTCGCCAATGTCGACGGCCTTGGCTTGCGAGCGTTCCACCTTCAGGTTGTAGTAAATCGTCGGTTCCTTGGCGAAGAACAGGATCCCGGCGGCGACGTCAGCCGCAGACGCATCGTCGGAATGCTGTCTCAAGTCCAAGGCGTCGGGCGCTGCTTCCCAAAGTGTCGTCTCGGCCACATCCTGCGGAAGGCGATGAAAATAGTTCAGGCGCCAATGGTACCACCACATGCGGCGGTATTCGTTGACGATCTTTTCCATATCAATTTCGTGATCATAATCGTGAATATATATCTCGGGAATGCTCGCGACCGCCGTTTCCGCTCCCCAGTCAAGTACCTTTATTTTCAGGTTGCCATTGGCCTGCATGTAGACCAGAGCATCCCAGTTCTGGGCGAATGCCTGGAGAAATTCCCCCCAGGAGACGTCCGGCCGATAGGCCTGGCCGATGACGACGGAGATCCCCGAGTAGCCGCGATCTGTATAAATCGTCGCGGCGGCATCGATGCCGTCAAACGTGAACGAGCCGAATCTCGAATTTAGTTCTTCAAGGCATTTCGCTGGATTTTCTTCCCAAGCAAGATTGACCTCGAAGCCCTTGGCATTGAAATATATTTCGTCGTCCGTCGAGGTGTACGAAATCGTCGCCGCTCCATTGACCATCATATTATCGAAATATATTGATTGGCTGGCACAACCATCTCCATTGAGAAGGCGCAGCCGATAGCTGGTATAGGAAGCGTGAGCATTAAAATCGAGAATGAATTGTTCCCAATCGCCAGTGCCAGGCAGCGAAATTGACGTATTGGTCGCAGTCCACGTTCCGTCGCTTTGCAAAAAAACGTTGGAGGCGCTGTCACGGAACATTAAAAGTGCTGTACAGCCCGTGGGTGCCTTATACCAAACAGATATTCGTAGCCTTTCGCCTGCGGTAACGGTCAAAATTTGATAAAGTACTGCAAGGCTGTTACTGGCATCAATATCCAACCTCGCCGAATAAGTTCCGGCGTGAACGATCGTTGCCTCACGGTTTATCGTCGACCCACCTGCAAGGGTTTCGCTCCAACTCGTCAAATCGGTTGCGCTCGCCCAATTCTCGAAGCCGCCATCAACGACTTTTTTCCCGCTGGCAAGCGTGCAACTGGCAGATATGTCAACCCCGTCCTTGTCAAACACCGAGATCAGCGAGTGTAGTTCATGCCAGGCAGCCAGGAATAGGTTCGTTCCAACGCGGTGCGCCACGCACATTCCCTTGCCGGCGCCCCCCGTGTCGTCGGCCGTGCCCATGATGATGTTGCCGTACTTGCCCTCGTTGTTCGCCGGCACGCCGGGGTATTCGGCGACCTTAATCACCCGGTTCAGCTTCGCCGAAAAGCCAGCCTGAGCAATGTCGGCCACAACGCGAAATTCATTCAGGGGACAGCGCGGCAGGCGCGAGATTTTGCCGGTGAACAGCAGCGTTGAGCCGTCGTAATAGGCCAGCGAAGCACCCTTGATATACCGATCCGCCCCGATCATTTTGCCGGTAAAATAGCCGTCTGTGTTGTCCAGCGTCACCTCGATGATGGAATTCTCGACGGCTCTTTCCTTGTTTACGGCGCGATAGATGCTCGACACCCCGATCAATTTCGGCCGAGCATAGCCGACGCCGGCGCCCATGTCCTCAGCGACCTCGCTGTAAACCTCAACGCCGGACGGCCAGGTGATGCGGACGTTCTCCGCCATCAGGCCGCCCCCTTGTAATCCGCCCAGAAGCGAAGTGAAAGTTTCTGGCCGGGGTAGGAAACGACGCCGTCGAGATCCAGGATGCCACTCTCACCCAGCGTCCCGAATAGAGGGACGTTGACATCGAAGTCTGGGATGAACACAACTTTTTCTTGCTCGATCAGAGCGTCGAACAAGGCGCGGTCGGAATCCGATATCGCCGTGAACTCCAGGGCATATCCGCGCTGCTGAGCGCGCACATCGACAAAAGCCTGACCCTTGTTCACCCTCATGTCACGAAACACCCGCTTGATATTCCGGAACTCCCAGTTGAAGTTGCGGTTGGCAAACGGCCAGGCGGTTCCCCAGAATATCTCCCCGATTTCGATGTAGACCGGGATACCGCCGCCAGGCGTACAGCTAAATCCGGCATATTGATAGCTGCCGCCCAAAGTGAAAGCCTTGAACAGGTGGCCGGCGGCCCAGGTCAGCGTCACCTCCTCGGCGACAGATAACCAGTTGTTGCTTGAGAACTGAAGTTTGATCACTGCGTCGTCGGGGATATTGTGATTATGCAGCGAAAAGCCGGTAATGGCCTTGGCTGCGCCGAAATTCCACCGTGGCAAAGCGGTGCCGCCGCTGGAACGATAGGCGACCGAAGGCACCTTGTCGATCAGATTCGCCGCCGGGTAGTCGGAATTGGCATAGGCGCAAACCGGGGTGGCGAGGCCCGCCAGGTTGCCGGTCAGGAATCCCCCGTTGGCCATCAGATCCTCCTCTGGACCGCCTTCGCGATCTTATCGGTCACGAGGTTGCGGTTGTCCTCGATCACCAAACGGATCCCGTCGGCCAGAGCATTCTGATCGATGCCGCTTTTGGGATCGACGTGGACGTTTAGGACCGAGTGGTCCTCGATGATGAGCGTCTGGCCGCCCGCTTGGGGCGTCCAAACCGCGGGCGCGGCGGCCGCCCGGTTCAAATCAGATTGCGGGGTGATGGACACGTATTCCGCCTCGTCCTCTCCCGTGACAAATTCGGTGTAGCTGCGCGGCGCGACCCAGCCATGGAAGCCCGTGGCGGCCTCAATGACGTTCCCCTTGCCCTTTTTGGTCCCGATCGTGATCGTGCGGGTTTTTCCGATCTCGTCGAGCGCCTCGTCGAACTTGCCCGCCTCCCGGGTCGCGGTTGTGAAGGCTTCGCTTGCCGCCTGGGCGGTCGTGTCCAGCGCCCCGGGGATATCAGCTCCCAGTTGGCGGGCGATGATGCTCAGCAGGTCGATGACCTGCTGCTGCTCCGTCTTCTTGTTCTCGAACACCACGCCTTCCTGCTTGGCCTGGTCGAGGATCCGCTGGGTGTTCTCGTCGATCGTGAATCCATATTGCTCATGCAGGAACTGCAAGCGTTGCAGGTAGGGCGCCATGGCCTGCAGCGCCTGGCTGGAGTTCATGCCGCCGGCGATCAAGGCATCGAAGCTCCTGATGCCGGAGAGGGCGAACTGATCAAACTGCGCCTGCTCGATCCGGGTGGCGTCGGTCAGACTGACCATCATGTTCGTGGCCGCCCCGATCGACTTGACCAGATCGTCGTTCTCCGCCAGTTTCTGGCGATAGGCCAGGATTTCGTCGAAAATGGGGACGCTGATGTTGCCGAACACCTGTTGGGCGACCGAGCTGGAATCGATCATGTCCTTCAGGTCGGCATAGAAATCGGCGCCGGCCTCCAGCTTGGAGTTGATGTATTCCTGGACTTCGGCGACCTGGATGCCGCGGTTGGCGAGATCCTCATAGAAGGAGATGAGCGAGGCACTGCCTTCCGTGCCCAATTCTTGCGCCTTGGAGATCAGCGCGGTGAACGCGTCGCCAAGCTCGGCCTGGGTTTGGGCCAAGGACATCTTGCCCTGGTCGAGATCGGACAGGATGCCGCGCATGCGCTCGGCCCATTGGTCGAAGCTCGAGGAGGTAATATCCGCGGAGCTGATGAATTGGTCCAAGAGCTCGGATGTGGCCGCGTGGGTGGAACCGTATTGCCGCTCCAGCTCGCGGATCTGTTCCGTCTGCTGCTTGGTCAGGTCCATCCACTCGTTTTCGCGGGCGATCGCCTCGCCGACGCCATCGCCGCTGAACAGCTTGACCAGGCCGGTCAGGGCCTGAGTAACGCCAGAGATGATCTGCATGGGGTTGCCCGAGCTGATGCCGGCCCACAGCTGGCCGATGCCGCTGGCAGCCTGCAACGCGGCCTCGCCGCTTGCGCCCAGCTCGATGCCCATGGCGCCAAGCAGATCGGTGATCCCCGCCACCATGGACTGCGCGAACTGCATGACCTCGTTGGCGTCCTTCCAGTTGATCGTCCACTTCTTCGTGGCCTCCGAGCTCTGATTGGTCCCGGTGGTGACGGTGGGCAGCAGGCCGGCCCACTGGTACATCCCTATCAGCACGCCCTCACCGGCGGCGGTCAGCTGCCCTTCCGCATCGACCAGGCCGCGCATGCGCTCATCCAGGGCCTCCTGCTCCTCCGCCGCCCGCTGGGTCTCGGCGTTGAACTCAGGCAAGAACCCCGTCAGCTGCATGGTCTGGAACAACAGCTCCCTCCCGGCCCGGGTCAGCCCTTCGGTGACGCTGCCGTACTGTTCGCGGAACTCGGTGGCCTTGCGCTCTTCGTCCTGCAGCTTGCGCAGCGCTTCAGCCTGGGCATTGGCGACGGCTTCCGCCTTGTCCTTGCGGATAATCTCGGCGATCTCCTTGCGGATGCGCGCTACGCTTGACAGGATCTCCTCAGCCTCGAGCTCCTTGATTGCCTCGTCGGCGATAATGCCAGCGTAAGTCGCCCGGGTGGCGGCGGCCCGGACCATGGCGTCATTATAAGCATCCTGTTCCGCTTTCATCCGACGTAGAAGGGCGGAGTGTCCGGTGAGGTGGTCGCTGAAAGATTTCAGCCCGCCAAAAATGGTGAGCAGGGCGCGGCCGGCGGCTTCCTTAGTGTCATTCCACTGATTTTTGATATTGATCAGTTCACCAGCCTGGCCTTTCATGGCGTCGGTCGCCGCCGTGAAACCTTCCGCCATTTTTTTTTGCAAAAGCGCCAGTTTGTCGCTCTCATTCGTGATGTCCTTGAGCTGAGGAATCATTTTTTCGGCTTGAGCCCATTGCCCCTGGTAAGCCTTCGCTACTGCTTCCAGATTGCCCAGCATGGGGCCGCCATAGATGGTGGTCAAACCGATGGCCCCCTCAACCACCCCCCGCATCTGCTCCCGGTGAACGTTCAGGTGATTGCCGAGCGTGATCAGGCTCTTGATTTCTCCGCCAGTGTATCCGGTCATGGCCTGCATTTGGGACGCCCATTCGTCATAGATGCCGCCCAGCACCTGGGCACTTTCGCCGTTGGCCCGCAGAGACGATTCAAGCTGGCGGTTGGTTTTGTCAGCAGCGGTCGCCTCCGTGATGGTGCCGCGAAGCTCCTTGCCTATCGTCTGCAGCCCGAAGCTGAGGCCGGCGCCAGCGATCACGCCCTTGGCCATCTGCTTCCAGGTCATCGCCAGGGCGTCGTTCGCCTTGCCGGTCTCCTTGGGCAGGTCCCCGAAGGCCTTGCCGACGGTCTCCTTGAAATTCTTGACGACCAGGCTTCCCTGATCGTCAACGACGATTTCAAGCTTGACCGAATCGTTCACGCCTTTCTCCTCCCGCTCATGATCCTGAACAGCTCCCTCATTTTCAGCAGCTCCGCCTCCGGATCGTCCAGATCCATTATGCCGATCACCTGCGCCACCACGCCTAGATCAAGGGTATATCCCGGTGGCTCCCACACGCCGGGCGCGGTCATGTGCCCGCCGGTTCCGTCCGGCCGGACCTGGTCCTTGACCAGGCGCCAGAGGTCATAGCTGCGGACGTTCTCCGATAGCAGTTCCGGCGTTTCGGGCAGCGCGTCGGCCACATGCGCGGTCTCCGGGTCATTCCGCAGCACCTCCAGCTCCCCCGGTTCCAGCCGCCCGGGGCTGGACTTCCACCGGAGGAACGCTATAAATTTTCCAGTTCCTTGCGCTTCTGCTCGGTGTAGATGCCGTCCAGCTGTTCGATGGCGTGCGAAATGAACAGGTTGAACTCGGGGCGGTGGTTCTGGATGACGTACTCCAGGTTCTCCTGGCTGAATTCGATCGTGTCGTCGAGCTTGATCCCCGGCTCCAGGTCGAACGGCCGGCAGATGTCCAGCAGCGTGCGATAGGTCAGCCCTTCCCAGCCGGCGATCGCTTCGCGCATGTAGGCCATCCCGTACTTGTGCCAGTTGGTGTCATTGACCTTCTGGTGCTTGGCGTTCCAGGTGACCTCGCCGGCCTCCTTGATCAGCTCGCGCCGGCGGTCGGGCGGAACATCGCGGACCAGGACCTTGAACTGGGAGTCCCACTCGAATTTGACCGGCTGCAGGTTGCTTGCTGGCTTGACTTTGATCATCGTTTAAGCCTCCTTTAAAGGTCCATCACGCGAAGGCGATGGTGATGGCGTCGTTCCCGCCAACCGTGGTGGGATAGGCGAAGCCGTTCACGCCCTGCTTGCGCAGCTTGTCCCCCGATACCGATGGCGGATCGAACTGCACGTTGTTCATGGCGATCTCCATCCGCTTCCCAGAAGAGGAGCTGTAGGCCGCGGCGGCGGCCTGGAGCTTGAGCAGCTTGACCGTCTGGGCGTCCGCCTCGTAGAACAGCGCCGTGCCGGCGGCCTCGAAGTAGCGGCCGAGGTTGAACTTGACCTCGCGCGTGGCGCCTCCGGAGCGGGTGAAATCGTAGGGGTAGCCGTCGTCGCTCTTGACGTCGTTCAGCGCCTCAAGTCCGTTGGAGATCTCCAGGTCGGCCTCGGTAATGAACACGTCGGCGTACGCGCCGGCGCCGATCTTCTCCTGGTACTTGCCGAAACGGCCGTGCATCAGGTAGCCCGCTTCGGTGACCGCCGGCGTCCAGCCCCTGACCGTCACGCCGGAGGGTTGCTCGCTTTCCAGCCCGGCGGCGGCGATGGTAAGCTCGTTGGCCGATAGGTCGCGCGCCGTGACCTCGTGGCCGGAGGTGACGCCGCTGGTGCCGACGATGATCTTCTGGCCGACGTCGAAGCGCCGGGCGTCGGTGACCGGGATGGTGGTGGCGCCCAAGGGGGCAAGCGCGGAGGTGGTGTCGGTGCCGGCGCGCAGCGCCTTCAGGAACATGCCCGAGAAGACCATGGAGATGAAGGCGTCCACGGAATCGGCGGCGAGGACCTTGAGCGCGCCCTTGGTGATCACGACGTCCTGGGCTAGGAGGGTCTCGAAATTGTCCTTGGCCAGGATGCTCAAGTACACCGGGGAGTCGTCCCGTCCGTACTGGCTGTACGTGACGCTCGTGGAGCCGACGACGGTTTCCTTCCCCAGCAGCGACTTGAGCATCGCCCCCGGGACGGGAGCGGTGCCCAAGGCCCCGGAGGCCTTGATCATCGCCGGGATCGAAAGCGTGCCCGGGGGATAGAGTCCCTTCAGCCGAGGGCTCTTGTCCAGGCTGTCCCGGTACTGCGGGTCCTCGAAAAAGCTGGGCCCCTGGTCGAGCTTGCCCTCGCCGGCAAGCAGGACGGCGTCCGCGGCCGCGGGCCAGACAGGGGTTCCCTTCACCGATTGCTCCTTGACCCAGGCGTACTGGGTTTTACCGATTCCGATCAACATCTTTGTCCTCCTTGCGTTTGCCGGATGCCTGGCGCGAGGTCATCGCGGATTGCGCCGCGGAGACGCTCTCCTTGACCTGTTCCCAGTCCGGGTCCTTCGTCTCGATCAGGCCCTTGGCCACGATGTCCGGCAGGAGATATTCCTTGCCGGGTTCAAACTCGCCCACGCCGTGGATCTTGCCCGGCGTCTTGCGCTTGTACTTCATCTTGATCATGTCACCTCCGCGACCACGCGAATGTATTCGAGGTCTATCGTCTTGAGAGCCGCGTATCCCTCGTAGTCCCTGCCTTCCAGCGCCTGGGTCCGCGAGGACCTCATGTAGAACGGGGCCTGCCAGCCGCCGGTGAAGATTTCATTCCGCAGCGCGTCCATGACGTCGTCCTTGATCTCCAGGACCCCCTTGCTGGACCCGTCGCCGATCACCGAGCTCCCGGGATCTACGGCGATCGCCTGGTAGAGGCCGATGGTGACGCGGAACCGCTCGACCCGGGCGCCTTTCGTTTTGCCCTCGTTGTCGTCGCCGTTGTCCAGCAGGCAGACCATGGGGAATCCCGGCTCGTTCGGGATGACGTACAGGTCGGGCACGATGGCGACCGTCTTCAGGTAAGCCAGCTCGGCGTCCAGGTGATCGCGGATCGCGGGCAGCAGGGATTTCATGTGCCCACCGTCACCCAGCGCCGCAGCATCTCGCACATCTGCGCCTTGTCCTCTTCTTGGGCCACGATGTAAGGCCGCGCCGGGATCATCACCCGGGCCGACTTGCGGCCCGCCTCGCCGCCGAAATTGTGGATGGCGGCGTAAACCAGGTTGGATCCGACGAGCGCATGCTTGTCGGTCGCTTCCTTGACGATCGAGTTTTTCAGCCGGCCGCTGGTTACCAGGAGCTGCTTGCCCTGCAGGTAGCGCTGGTATCCTTTGGTCGCTCCGGATCGCTGGGTCGTGCGCCGGCCTCGGTACCCGCCGCCGCCGAGCAGGTACGCCACGGAGAGCGGCCGCCATTTTTCGGGACGGCCGCCGGATTCGAAGTTTTTCATGATGGAGCCGATGAGCAGTTCCCCGGCCCCCTCGAAGTAATGCTTCATGTTCTTCAGGCGCTGCTCTACGCCCATCAGGTTGGTCAGGTCAATCTTGGCCAGGATCTTCATTAATACCCCTCTGGATTGCGGAAGATCCTGTCTTCCGGCGTCTTGTCGGTGAAGGAGATGGACAAGCCATCCTCCTCGATTCCACCGGTTGAGAGGCCGAGATCGATCACGCCCTTGGCGATGTTATCCAGCTTCCTGACCGCGGCCGCATAGGCGGCCGAGATCTCCTCGGGCACGCGGCCGCGCCGCTTGTACAGCCGGTAGGCCGTGATGTCGCAGCTGATCGCCTTCAGCGGCCCGGGCGTGGTCGCGAACGGCATGGAGTCGCCGTAGCGCGTGCGGCAGTAGGAGTCGATCTCTTCCTGGGCATTGTCGATCTCCGCCTGGATGAGCACCGAGTCGTAGGCCCCGGTCTTGGCATCGTCGGTCAGCTGGCGGAGCTTTTCGTCGCTCAGCGTGCTGACCATGTCGGCAATCGCGCAATAGCCCATCATTCACCTCGTGGCACGGAATAAAGGGGCGAGCCGCAGGCCGGCCCGCCCCTCCGCTTCATCTCTTCCCCTTCCCCGACTCAGGCGGCGTGCAGCAGCACGCGCACGAACTCGCCGGCCGCCGAGGCCGCGTCGAGCACGGTGCCGTTGATGGCCTGCGGCAGCACGCTGCCCGTGAGGGCGGGGGCGGCCGGGGTCAGCAGGCCCGAGGCGGCGCTGATGATGGCCCCGTCGGCGGCCGAGCTGAGCACGGCCACGGCGCCGCTGTCGATGGTCAGCTTGGTGTCGTCGACCGTGATCGCCGGGGCGGCCGCGGCGAACGTGGTCGCGGCCACGGCGCGGCCGGTCGAATCGGAGACCACTCGGTTGCCGGCGGCCAGGACGCCGCCCGATTCCACCACGGCGATGCCGAGGATCCTCACGGGCGCCTGTTCGCCGCTGGCCGTGGCCAGCTCAGAGACGCCCAGGGCCTTGGCGTCGGCTCCGCACAGGTTGCCGTCGAAGCCGATGAACCGTCTGGCCACCAAAGCGGCCGCGGCGGTGATTGCGATGATGGGTCCGTCGTTGCAGGTCTTCATGTCAGTCCTCCTTGTCTTTCTTCTTGAACGGCTCCACCTTCTTCTCGGCAAGGAGCCGCTTGGAGGCCTTCGCCTCCAGCTCGATCACGTCCCCGTTGCGGTAGAGTTCATGGTCGTGGTTGATGGGGCCGTCCACCACGACGAACTTCGGGTTTTTCTCGGCCATGAGATCCCCGCTTACGCCAGGGCGTCGCTGATCAGGTAGCCGGCGGCCGCGCTGACCATCACCGGCTTGTGGATGTCGGTGATGCGGACGTTCTCCACCTTGCCGCCCTGGGTTTCGTAGGTGTCGACCTGCGGATAGCCCTTCAGGCCCAGGTCGTAGCCGTACGAGGGCTCCTCGTTGCTTTCGCTGCCCAGGGCGACGTAGGCCAGGACGACGAAGTCGCTCCACACCTTGGACAGCACCCCGGCGTCTGACGACTTGATGGCGTCGCCCACGAAGATGTTCTCGATGCCGAAGATCTCCTTCATCAGGTCGAGGGTCAGCACGCCCTTCATGGAATACTGGATCCGGGCGAGCAGCGTGGAGTGCTGCTTGAGGCAGTCATAGACCGCGCCGCCCATGACCATGACGTTGGGCGCGAGCCCGATGGACGCCTTGATCGCCGTCTTGGCGGTCTCGATGACGGTGATCGGGGTGGAGCTGGCGTGCGAGAACTGCGTGGTGCCGCTGAGCGTCACCTTGTTGCTCGCTTCGTAACTGCCGGCGGTGCAGGCGATCGTGGCGCACTGGATCTCGTGGCGCAGCGCCATCGCTCCCTGGACCCGCTGCAGGCCGATCCTCTGCCGGTCGAACGTCGAATCGCTCTTTTCCCGCTTGTCGATCGGATAGGCCAGGTCGTGCTCGTCCAGCACGACAGCGGTGGTCGACTCGGCGTCGACGGGCATGATGTTGGTGTTGCCGCGCAGGGCGCGAAGCGTGTTGTACTCCTTGAACGCTTCCTTGCCGAAGATCGGGATCTTCAGGCCTTCCTTTTCGACGGGGACCCTAGGGAACAAGGCGCTCGCCACCATGGCAGCGTTCTTGTACCCCCAAGCGAGATTGGTGAGGACCGGATCGACGATCCGGATTTCAGATGCTCTTCCCATTATTTACCTCCTTCCTTCTGGAGCCGGCGCACGGCATCGGCATAGGGAATCTTTTCCTTCTGCTCCAGGACCCTGGCCTTTTTGTGCAGCTCCATGCGATCCTGATCCACGTTTTCCACCTCGGCGAAGTCGGCGATCTCGGCCTGGGCCTCGCCGCCGGGCGCGCCGTTCTCCCTGGTCGGGACCCGAACCGGTGCGCTCTCGAGGAACTCCATCAGCAGCTGCGCCGACGGCTTCTTCTCGGTCTCGGAGAAGTTGAGCTCCGCGCCGGCCTGCTGCAGGTCGGTCAGGATCTCGACCAAGCCGCGGACGAACTTGCCGGGGATTCGGCCGGCCGCGGCGGCCTTCTCCACGAACTCGCGCGCCGCGGTCTCGAGCCGGCCGCGCTTCAGCGCCTCGTTCTCCTTCTTCAGGGTGGCGTTCTCGCTCTCGAGAGCCGTCACCCGTTCCGCGAACTCCCCCGGCTGAGCGGCCGCGGGGGTATCGGCCTTGACGTCTTTGGACATCTTGTTATCCTCCTTACCCCTCACCGGGGTCTCGTGCGCTTCGCTGAAACCGCCAGGGGCCGCCTCGGCGGCCTCCTTGTCCGGCGGCGGAGCTTCCTTGATGGAATCGATGGTGTACTGGCCGAGGATGTCGTCGGCTTTCTCCAGGCCCAGCGTCTCCACAAAGTAATCACGCAGACGCTGCAGGAAATGGCCAAGCTGGCGGATCTTGTCGTTCACCCACCAGCCCTGGGAGAAGTCCAGCTCGCCCTCGGCGAACTCGAACTCCATGGCGTCGGGATCCGCGGCGAAGGAGAGCACCGGCTCCAGCCCCTTCACCGCCGGCGGCACGGCGCCGAGAAAGCCGACATGGCGAATGGTCCAGTCGGGCCGCAGGGAGACGGAGACCTTCTTGTACATTCCCCGGTTCACCGCCTCGGCGAACTCGGGGACGACCTTGTCGGCCAGGCCCTGCAGCTTGGTGATGTTGTTGGCGACGACCGAACGGGTGCGCTTCAGCCAGCCGAACGCCGGCGCGTTGTCCTTTGGGTGCCCGACGACGATCGGTGCGTCGTCGGCCGCCTCGTTGAACTTGCGCTCGATCGTGCGGATATCTTTGGCGGTCACCGTGTGCTGGCGGCCCGCGGTGTCGGTGTGAGTCCCCTCCTTGAACAGGTCAAACCATTTTGACATGGCAAAAACCTCCTTTTTTGAAAAAACAGGGGTGGAAAGTCACGGACTTTTTGGCAAAATCGGGTCTGAGCTTTAAACCCCCTTTAGGGGGTGCTTTAAATGGCATTTTTGCACATTTAAGAAAGTTTTTGTGGAAAACCTCGCAAATTGCCGATATGTATTTGTATCCAGCCATTTTTTTAAAAACGCAGCCTCTAGGAGCTTTTAAGTCCTCCGGCCTAGGGATAAGATAGCCAAAATGGGGCATCGTGCCTTGGCGGGCCATTTCCGCGCGATTTTCGGGGGTGTAATTTTCCGGTTTTTGAGCCTTCATTTTATCCCCACTTTGGCCATGATTTTGGCCCAGCTGCCGAGCCTGGAATCCAGGTAGTCGGCGTACTCTTTCTTGCTCTCCAGGACCGCCTTCAGCCGTTCGATGTTGGAGGCGGTGGGATTGGCTGTCATCCCGGGCACGTTGGCCGCGGTCCGGGTGGCCTCCGACTTGGAGGCCAGGCGGTCATAGTCGTCCGCCGAAGCGGCGACGATCCGGCAGCGGCAGTTGTAGTCCATCAGCAGCGAGTGGAGGTAGTTCCAGATCGGATCGTCGGCCGGGGCGACGAAGTCGTGCCACTTGCGGTGCTCCGGCCGGGTGGCGCTGTCAAGGATCGCCGAGTAGCGGCGGTACGGCAGAAGGTCCTTCACCCGTTCCAGCGCCTGGTAGTTTTGCGCGGCGAGGGCCTGGTGGATGTTGGTGTAGAAGGCCGTGCGCATGTTGGCGAAAAACGGATCGGCTCCGGATGCGTCGCGAAGCTCGCGGCGGAACTGCTCGTAGGGAATCCCCTTCTCCAGGGCGCGGATCATCCGTTCGCGAACGGCGTTGATCAGTTCCAGGTCCTCCAGGCCGGCGACGTAAAACGCCGCGTTCTTGGCGTCAGCCAGGAGCTTCGCGTATTCCTTCTTGTTGGTCGGGATCTTGTTTCTCAGCCAGGAGATAGCTTCCTCGGGCAGGATCTTTTTGAAGGTGTCCTGGAACGCCTCCTCGATGATCACGTCGAGCTCGGAGAACTGTCCGCCAGCGACCTGGCGGGACGCGGAGTATTCGCCCAGCATGCGGCCGAGCTCGATGATCTCCATCCAGGCCGCCTCAAGGCCGGCCGGCTTGCGCCTGGCCAGTGCTCTGGAGGCCTGCTCGTAGCTGGCGGCCTGGTCCATGATCTTCAGCAGGCCGGCCTCGTCGTAAGCCGCGCGCAGCTTCGGTGCGACGCTCTCCCAGATATTGTCGACGAAGCGGCCGTCGGCAATGATCGCCTCGTCATCCGCGACCGCCAGCGGCGCGGGCGGCATGACGGGCCGCGGTGCCTGCGCCGGATCGTCGGGCGCCGGCTCGGCGAAGCTGAGCGGCGGACCGATGGCGGCGCTGGGAGTGATCATGGAGTTTTCCTTGGCGACGTCTCCGTAGGAGATCAGCTTACCCTTGTAGAGGACCAGATCGGCCGGCTTGGGGATTTTCCAGCCCTGCGCCTCATAGATCGCGGCGGCCGGGACGGCGACGCCGGCGGCGATCAGCGGGTACAATACGTCCGCCTGCTCCTTGGTGAGCCGCTTGTCGGCGTAGAGGATCTGGAACTCCGGGTAGGCGTCGAGGTCGAAGTTCCAGTCGCAGAGGCGGCGGACGAGCGACTCGTTGATCACCTTGGCTGCGAACTCGGCGGCGGCCTCGATCGCCTCGTCCGAGATGTCTTTCAACGTCTCGTTGGACCCGCGCGAGCCGAACTTCTGCTCGCCCTCGTTTATGGCCGCGCCCAGGATGGCCTTGGAGATGGCGCGGTCCATGAACGCCTGGAAATCCTCATACGTGGCGGCGGCTCCGGAATCCGCGGCCTTGACCAGTTCGATCTTCCAGCCCTCGGGGATGGTGATGGCGAAATCGTTCTGGATGGATTCCAGCGCTTCGCGGAATTCATCCTGTTTGTCCTGGTCCGTAACCGTGGACGGGAACGTGCCTACGGCGACGGGCTGGTTGAAGCGCTCCAGGTAGTTGGCCCAGAACAGCAGGCCGTTCTTTTTGAACCACCAGGGCCAGAAGCAGGTCGACATGATGCCGTCGCCCCACTTGTTGTTGTCCTCCTCCTGGTAGGTGGCGACGATGAATCCTTCCTGCGGGATCGGTTCGCCGTCCTTCTTGGACTCGGTGCGCATCAGGAGCTCGCCCTCCTCTCCAAAGGTGAAGCGATCCTGGCGGCGCTTCTTCAGCGCCGCGATCGCGGTTCGCTCGCCATCGCCTGTGCACCAAAACTCCGTCACCGAGTAGCCGATCGGCATGGCGTCCAGCACGAACGCCACCAGGTCGTAGTAGTAGGGCTTGAGCTGGGCGGCGAGGAAATCGGCCGCCTCGGCGTCCCGCGGCGTGTCGCCGCCTGGGACGACGGCGAAGGGATTGCGGCTGACAGTCAGGGTGAGCCGGCGCAGGCAGGACGAGATGTGGCAATCGCGCTTCATCTCGGCGAACAGCGCGACGCCCTTTTCCCGGCCGTCCTTGGTCTTGGAAAGGATCGGATCGGGATTGCGGAACGTCTTGATGTACGACTGGTAGCGCTGGTAGTCGCGCTTGGCCGTGGCGATCGCGCCTTTGGGGATCGGCGAACTGGAGGCAGCCTTCTTTTTGTTGGCGGTGCTCATGCGAAGTAGCCCTCCTGCCTGGCGCGGAAACGGATGCGCTTCTGATCGCTCTCTCTGTAGGCGAATTCAGCGGCGCCACGCTCGGCCATGGCCACGGCCATCTCCAGAGCGTCGGGGCCGTCGTCCTTTTCGTTGCCGCCCAGGGCGCACAGCTGTTCCACCAGGAGATCCTGGTCGCTGTGCCCCTTGATGAAACGGAGCACACCGCGCTCGATCATCGGTCCCAAGCGCCCCATGCGCAGCAATTTGTCGGTGCGGTGCTCCACGCTGACGATCGGCGGGTAAAGCCCCTCCGCCTGGCAGCGTTTCTCCAGGTCCTCCTTGACCACCATCTGGAAACCGTTGGTCTCGAAGCCGCAGCCGAGCATCTTGAACTCCCGGTAGCGGTTGATGAAGGCCTGGTCCATCTCGCCGATCGAGCAGCGGCGGATGAAGGCGTGCGCCACGGTGAGCGTCTTGTTCTCCTGGTCGCGGGCCAGGACGATGACCGCCTTATAGTCGTTGTTCTCGCCGTGCCGTGCCGACGGATCCGAGCCGGAGAAATAGGCCTGAGGGTGGATGGCTATTTCCTCGGGCAGGACGTAGCGGATCCATTCCTCCTTGATCACGCCCTGGTCGATGGGCTGGTTCATGTAGTCGGCGGCCCAGACCACCGAGCCGACGGTCATGCGGATCTGCTCCAGCTCCTCGAGGGTGTAGTTCTCCGGCCACAGCGGCTCGCCTTCCGGGGTGATGGCGCCGAGCACCTCGGCGTCCATGCGCCGGACGCCGTACTTCTGCACGAACTCCTCGGCCTTCTCGCGGATGTGGCGCACCAGCAGGCTCAGCACCGAGACACGGGCCAGCATGGTGCCGTGCATCATCATGGTACCGTTGCGGTCGAGCGAGCCGTAGCAGGCCGACAGCAGCCACTGCAGCGTCTCCTTGACCAGTTTCTTGTTCTTGACGTTGATGTCGTTTTCCAGGTCGTCGACGTCGATCAGGTCGGGCCGCCACTGCATGAAGCGCGTGCCGCGGATGCGTTGGCCGCGGCCGACGGCACGGATGCGCACCTTGCCGCCGACGACAATGTCGTCATCGGTCCAGTACCCGGCGGTGACCAGGTCGCCGAAGTCCTGGCGCAGGCGCGGATTCTCCTCGAACTCCAGCTTGATCCACTGCACGAACTCGGCCGCCAGGTCCTGGGTGTCCGAGAGGATGATCATGTAGTGGCGCTTTTGGTAGCAGGCTTGGTGGATCTCGTAGCCGAACGAGGCTATCGCCGACTTGCCGTGCTCGCGCGGCTCGGCCCGGGCCATCAGCGCCTTGCCCCGCGTCTCCAGCATCTCCACTTTGCGGCGCTGGAAGGCGGAGAACGGCTTGAAGAAGTAGTGCGGCAGGTAGGTGCGCATGAACCAGAAGTGGTCCTTCTCGCCCTGCTCGCGCCGGCGCTTCTTCGCCGCCTCGGAGTCGTCGGCGAAGGGCTTTGCCAGGCCCTGCATGCGCAGCAGGATCTCCCGGCTGCGGCGCTCGAACTCCTTCGGGGTGAGCTTGCGCCTGGGCGCCATCAGCCCTCCAGCTCCTCGATCTCCGCCTGCAGGCGCTTGGAGGTCTCGATGCAGGTGATCAGCTCGTTGGCCAGGTTGCGCACCGCATCGGCGTCGATTTTGTGCAGGTCGAACAGGTGGCGGAAGAACAGCTGGTTAATCGACTCGCGGGCCGCCCGGGCCAGCGTCTGCTGGGCGGCGAGCTCCTTCTTCTTCGACGCGATCAGCCCCAGCTTGAAGATGCTGTCGTTACTGAGCAAAGTTCGCCTCCTTGACGCGCTGGTAGAAATCGGTCAGCAGGAGGGAGTACTCCTCGACCTTCGCCTCGTCCTTCACATGCTCGCGGATGAATTTGCTCAGCGCCTCGGTGACCACGATCACCATCGAGGGCAGATCCTCGGCCGAGGTCAGGGTCTTTTTCACCGCCGACAGCTTGGCCAGCTGGTCGGCCTGCTCGGGGGTGATGTTGCCGCCGGCGGCCACGATGGCGTCGACGATCTTGCCCATGACGCCGTTGATCTTCTCGGCCATGGCCAGCGGATGGCGGTTGTACTCCTTGCGCTGCTGATCCCACTCGTCCTCGCGTTTCCACCTGGAAAGGGTCGTGACCGAGACCTTGGTGATCTGGGAGATGGTGGTCAGGTCGTTGTTGCGCAGGTAGAGCGACCGGCAGTCCTCGTAATAGGCTTCGCGTTTGCTCATGGCAGCAGCTTCGCTCCCCAGGAGGCCAGCGCCGAGACGACGACAATGATGGCCACGTAGACTAGGCTCTTTTCCAGCTTCACCACCCGGTCGACGTAGCCGCCGATCATGCTATTCAATGTTTTCACGTGATCGGCCATGGTTTGGGCCAACTTGCCGACGCTCTCATGCAGGGCTTTGTTGGCTTCCTCCTGTAGGCGCCAGCGATCCGCCATTTCCAGGCGGAAGCCATTGATGTTCTGCTCGAGCAGCTCATCGCGCAGCTTCATCACCTCGCAGCCCTCGCAGGCTTCCGGCGTTGGCTTGACGACCTTCATCTTGCGTTCCGCGGCAGGGGCCATTTAAAACCTCTTGAAGGGGCTTTTAATCTCGATGATGGGAATCTGGATGCTGAGGGCCGCCGAGACGCGCACTTCCCCGTTGCAAGAATAAATTGCTCCGCCCGGGCCAAGGGACAGCCACGTCCGCTTGCTCGATTTGGCCAGAGCCTGCCGCCTGGCCTCCTCGCAACGGTCGAGCTCGGCAATCTTGGCGGCCACGGCCGCGGCGGTCTCGACCCTCAGCGCCTGGCGCTCGGCGAGGATCTCGCTTTCCCGCGCGTGCGCGGCCACGACAAGTTGGTCGCGGCTTAGCGTCATTTCGCCCAGGGCGGATTCGACGCGGCCCTTTTCCAGCAGGATCTCCTCGACAGAGGCCCGGGCCCGACGCAGTTCCTCGTTCGACCGCCACTTGAGCGCGGCGATCTTCTTGTCGGCCTCGTCGGTCTGGAAGTCTATCTCCGCCAGATAGACCTGGGCGGCGCGCTCCTGCGCCGCCTCGAGCCTGGCAATGTTGGTTTGCCGGCGGGAGAACTCCTGGCGCTGCTCCGTCTGAGCCTGCTGGTAGAGCGCCTCGACGAATTGCGCGTGGGATTTTTCGGCATGGTTGCCGATCAGGATCAGGCTGAGCGCCAGGGCGGCGCCGCCGATGAACAGCGAGGCGGGGCGCTTCATGGGATCGGGATCTCCGCCGGCTTTTTTCTCGGAGCGACGATATGATGGGCCGCCAGGATGTCCCAGAGCACTGTGCTGCCCTTGTAGGCGCCGTTGAGCATGAGGGTGATGAAGAAGTATTGCAGGACGCCTCGGAAGGTGACTTGCTCTGGCCGGAAGAGGCCGATGGCCAGGAACACGATGGCGCCGATCACCCAGGAGAGCAGTACCTTCACCTGCCAGGCCTTTGGCTTGAGCCGTTTCTTGAAGAAACCAGTAATGAACAGCACCGAGATTAGGTAGATGGTCACGCTGAGCAGGTTCCAGCCGACGCCGAGGACCCGGATCTCGTCTACCATCGCATCTCCGGTTTCCAGCTCTGGTTGACGCGGAAGTAAAGCTGCTCCGCCTGCTTGCCATCGAAATGCTTGTAGATGTATTCCTTGCGGACGTCGAATGGCACCATGAATCCGAAGCCGGCGTGGAAGAAGGTGAACCTCTTGCCTGGCTTTTGGTAGCTGAGCCAGCCGATGCGCATCTTTGGATCGATCTTCATCACCCGTGCAAAGAAGTCGATCGCGTAGCGGTCGCGGAATTCCTCGGGGATGTCGACGTCGGCCGCCGCGGCGAAGCAATGCTCCGAGACTGCGGCGGTTGATCTCTTGGCCAGGAAGAGCTGCTTCTGCCGCTCGAAGGGGCGGTGCCACGAGTTCAGGCCGAGCGTCCCGAACTCGTGGACGTATCCGCCGATGAAATCGTCGATACGACGCATCATGGCTGGGAACCAGTCCTCAAGCGTGAGGTCGGCCGGCGGCGGCGCGACGTTCATCCCAGGCGTGAAGTACTGTTCCAGCTGCATCCCCATGTTGGGCATAAGATAGTATTAATGAATGGTGGGGTCAGGTAACGCCGGGAACCTTAATAAAGATAGTAAAGATAGTAAAGATGGTGAAGATGCTAAAGACTGAGGTTCTTGACTTTGCAGAAAAGTGGCGATTCCTCGATCGGGGGGAGGTCTGAGTCTAGGGAATGAAAGTGGAGGACGTAGCCGAGGGCGTCCGACAGCGGGATGCGCAAGTGGCACTTGCTCCCTTCGGGCCCCATCTTCAGGCTGCCGAGCCGGCCCGCTTCGATGTCGTTGCGGATCTTGCCTTCGCTCGCGTCCAGGATGTAGGCCAGCTCCTTAACGGTGATGAAGCCGGTCTCTGCGGCCTTGCCCCGGATCTCTTCGAGGTAGCCGTCAAGCGTCTCCTGGACGTTGCGCATCAGTTCGCCATCCTGGTTGCAGCCGCGCGCGGATCGATCGTGCGGGACGCGGCGTCAGGGTCCATCCAGCCGCGGGCATGCATAGCTTTCAGCGCCTCGATCAGCGTGCGTGCCGACATGACGGTGAGCGCGGGATCACCGGCGTTCGCACGGCGGATCATGCGCTGCAGCCGCTCCTGGCCGATCTCCATCTTGTTAGCCAGCTCGTCGATCATCAGCAGCTGGTCGCGGGTCGGCAGCTGGGCGGTATCGCCGGCATTGGCCGTGGGCGCTTTTCCGGCGGCGGCCCTGCCGCGCTCAGGCTTGCGCGGCGTGATCCGGCTGGTTTTGATCAGCTCATCGACCACTCGCTTCAGCTCGTCGACGGTCAGATCCTTGAGGCTTTCGGTGCCATACATCCGCGCCACGACAGCCCTGGCGTTCTCCTCGCCGATCTGCTTGGCGAGCCACCACCAGGTGCGGATCTGTTTGGTCCTCAGGTCAACCTTGCCACTCATGGTACCCCCAGGGATCCTGCAGGCGCGAGCTCCCGACCTGCATGCGCAGATAGTGCCGATACTCGCCGGCGACGGCGGCCTTGAAAAAGCCGAGCGAGTAGATCGCCCGGCCGGTCGCTCGCTGGTTCTCCAGGCAGGCGTCGATCGCCTTGGTCACGACATAGAGCGGGATCGTCTTGAAGAACCACTCGCGGATGATGTTGTACTCTCGGGTGGAGAGCTTCCTCCTATCCATGATCGGCAGAACCTTCTCGCGAATCGTGTCTTGATATCTCCGGTAATGCTTGACCTGGTAGTCGACAAACCCCGCCTCGCGCTTTTTGAGAGTCATCGGCGTCTTCTTGAAAACCGCCAATGCAATATCGTTCAAAAGAGCTTTATCCATGGTTCACCCAATGAGGGGGCGCCCGGTGGATCGAGTCCCGGGCGCCCCCTGCCACAGGAGGGAGTGCTCAAGCGAGCTTGTAGATGATCTTCGTGTCCTCATCCTTCTCGATGCCCAGCTTGTCGTACAGATCGGGGACCTCGGTGGTCATGGCCTTGATCACGGCCTTGATCGGCTTCTCGGTGGTCATGATGCAGCCGAGCAGCTTCATCTTCTTGAGCTTGGCCACCAGGGTCTCGTCGTCCGGATATTCCAATACCTCGACCGCCTTGGTTGCCACCGTGCCGTTGGTCAACACCATGGATTTCCGCTTTTCCTTGCGGACCTCGTCCAGCCGGGAGGTGACGAAGATGTTCATGGTCTGCTCCACCTGGTGGATCTGCGAGTCGAGGTCGGCCGTGGCCTCCTGCAGCGCGCCCTGCAGCTTCTGGATCTGCGCCTTCAGCTTGGTCGAAATGCGATCGCGCTCGTTCTGCAGCTTGGCGTATTCGCCAAGCTTCTCGTCGAGCTCGCGCCAACTGCTCAGCGCCGGCTTCAACAGTTCTTCTTTATTCATGCATGCCTCCTTTGATCAATGCTTCTCTCCCACCCGGGCAGAATTGACGACGGCGAGCGCCATGGGCATCGAGAAATCCTCCCCACTGTGCTCCAATTCCACGCAGTATTTGCCCAGCGCGGCGCCGCAGGCGCTGCGTTGAGTCAGTGCTCCGAATTCGAATATGCGTTGAACCTCCTCGAAGAGAAGGCCGTCAAGCTCGTCGAGGTCGTTGTGCAGGAAGATGATGCGGAATTTCTTGGCCATGAACTCGAAGTATTGCTGAATTTCCGGGGTGATCTTGATATCGCTCATCGGAGCACCTCGCTCATGGGACTGTGAACGTCAAAATATTTCGACTCGAGGACCAGCGGCGGGTAATCGTAGCGTCCGCCTGCCAAAGCGCCGCCCCAGTAGTCGAAAAGGGCCGCGGAAATATCGCCAGAATGCTTGTCCAGGTAGCGCAACAGGATCTCGACGGCTATCTCGACGCTGTATTCGGGATCGTCGAGCCGTTGCCGGTCAAGCTGGAGTTCATCCTTCCATACGGCGTAATGCACCTGCATTGGGCCATAGGCCACCGGAATTCGCACAGGCTTGCCTGACTCGTTCAGCACCGGCTGGCCATCCTGGTCGCGTTTTACCTTGAAGGAGCGCAGGTGGCGGCCGTGCAGGCTCTCCCGGTGAGAGATGGCCATAATCAGCTTGCCGCCGTTGCGCACCTGCGGCCATTTCTCAAGGCGTGGGCCAAACTTCCAAGCCGCCTTGGCAATGGCATAAAAATAAGGATCCCGCGTCATCATGTTCTGCGCCAGAAACTCCAGCTGCGGGACGTCCGCGATCTTCGCCTCGGCCTTGACCTGGACATAGGCGCGCCGGCGCAGCTCGGCGTTCAGCGTCTTGATGATGCGGGCCTGGCTTGTGCGTTGCGCGGACTGCCATCCATTCGCCGCCAGCAACAGGGCGAAAAGCGAGAACCAGGCCAGGTTAAGCACGACCAGGAAACGGCCGGTCGCAAGCTGCCGTTTTTTCCCCATCACGAACACTTGAATGCCAGGATCGCCGCGCAGAAGGCGATGATGCAGAGCAGAAAGATGATGAAGCGGGCGTGGTTCCGCCGCGCCCGCGCTCGCTCGACAATGATGCGGTCGAGATTCGCTCCGATATCATATTTTATGCCCATTCAGTCCCTCTCACACAGCTGCAGGCCGATTGTCTTCAACCTGCGGCCGATGGTCTTTTTCGACGGCAGGCCGCGGCGGATCTTGCGGCTGAGCCTGCGCTCGCGCAGCATCCAGTCAATGAACTCCCCTTGATCGATCATCTCTTTCATCCGGCGCGCCTTGATCGCCGGCATGGAGAATCCTTTCGCCGGGATCCCGGTGGGCCGGTTAACGGCAGGCCGGTTCACTGGGCACCGTCCCAAAGCACTCGGGCCGCCGCCTCCAGGTGGGCGATTGCCATGTGCTCCATCTTCTGCTTAGCCATGACCTTGGCCGCGTAGAGGCAGTTCATCATGGTCCGGTAGTAGCCCGGCCGCTGCGCTACGCCGAAGAGGTAGTCGATGATCTCGCGGCGCTCGCCCTTGACCCCCGCCGACTCGGCCAGGGCGACGATATCCGCCTTGACGATGTTGGGCTTCAGGCGCCGCTTGATGCCGACGCGCGAGAAGATCTGATCGTAAACGATGTTCTTGCGACCGGTCATGCGGTCGATGATGTCGTTGGTGCCGACGAAGACGATCGGCACCCCCACCCGGTCGTGCAGGGCTCGGATCATCTCGTAGTGTTTCAGGCTCAAGTGCTGCGCCTCGTCGAAGATCAGGATAGTCTCGGATCCGTCCAGCTCATCCATGACAGCGCGCAGGATGGTTCCGCCGGAGCCTCGCACCACCAGCTTCAGCGCATCGGCCAGCTCGTTGAGCACGTCGCGGCGGCTCATGCCGGCGACACAGGTGATGATGCGCACCCAGGAGTTTTCCCGGGCGTAGTGCTTCAGGCTGGCCGTTTTGCCCAGCCCGGCCGGCGCGTGGATGACGCCGATCTGCCGGTGCACGTGGCAGAACTGGATCACCGAGAGCGCGTCGTTCGCCTGCGTCGTGCGTACGAAAGGCGTTTTCTTTTCGGTGTGCACGGCGCGCTCTTCCTCGCGGGCCAGGAACTCGCCGACCTTGGCCTGCAGCTGCTCGACATTTCCGAGGTACTTGCCGGCCAGGAACTGCGAGATGGCCGTGGTCGAAACGCCAATAGCCTTGGCGATCCGGCCCTGGTTGGAGATGCGCCGTTGCTCCATGTACTCCTTCAGGGCCGCGGCCGTCGATTGGATCTCGTCGGGTTTATTGTTCATTGGTTCCTCCTGTGGGCTTGTAATAGCCGGCCAAGAAGTCGTCGATGCGACGCTCGGCCTGGCCGCGCCTCGTCGGCTCCGGTTTCATGTCGGTATCCGCGTACTGGTGCAGCCATTCCAGGCCCTGGGCTTCCTGTTCCCGAGCCTTCTCGCGGTCCTTGCGATCGTTTTCCAGGATGGGCCCGAATGGCGTCTCGACCGGAAGCTCCGGCGCTTCCGGCAGCCCCTTGCCCTCGTCGTGGATCAGACCCAGGAACAGCCGTTCGCGGTCCGCCGGCGCCAGGCTGCCGGCGATGTCGGCATAGGGCATGATCGACTCCTTCACCGCCTTTTTCATGCGCATGTGGCGGCGGTACTCATCGGCGTCCATCTTCCAGGAGCCGGGGTTGCGCTTGTCGGCCATACCGATGAATCGGCCGCGCTCGTCCATGACGAAGATCCGGTTCAGGTTGTCCTCGGCGTAGCGCACCAGGACGTTTTCGCCCAGATGCTCGCAGGCGAGCTTCTCGCTCCAGTACCAGTCGTTGAACAGGTAGAGACCGTTCTTGCCGACCTTGAGCCGGCGCGGGTACTGCGAGCAGAGCCAGATCAGCTCCTCCTCGCTCACCGTCCGTTTCTCGCCGCGCGTCTCGGCGAACACCTGGTTGGGCGTCCGCAGACCCAGTCCCTGGTGCTCCCGGTTCTCGCTGTACTCCACCTCGATCCACTTCTCGAAGGCCAGTTTGAAGGCGTCGAACGGGAAGACGTCGGCCTGGCGCCACTGCCGGGCCAGGAGCTCCGGCTTCTCCAGGGTATTCTTGCCGCGATAGCCGCGGAACCACACAGAGAACTCCGTCCGCAGGGTGCGAAAGAAGCGCTCGATCACCTTCGTCTTGGCGTTGTAGGGTATCGCCCAGTGCACCTTGATGCCCAGCATGCCGTAGATGCCATCGATCAGGCTGGGCTTTAAATCGCTTTTAATCTCGGTTTTTTCGGCCTTGAAACGGCCCTGCTCGCCGCGAAAAATCTTGGCCCGGTAGTCCTTGCCGTTGTCGATGTGGACCTCGCGCGGCACGCCGTATTTACGGATGGTCTTGTAGAGCGCCAGGTTGATGCCGTCGGAGTTCGGCGTCGAGCTAAGGATCCAGCCCAGCGGCCGGCGCGAACGCACGTCGAACCAGATGGTCAGCCAGGGGAAGAAAACCCGGCCCTCGGCGTCGGCTACCGCCACGTCGACCTGGTGATGGTCACTCTCGATGATCTCCATGGCCTGCAGGCCGTCGAGCGTACGCAGGACGGAGGGCACGGCCCTGTCCTCGCAGGCCTTTCTGCCTTCGCGTAACGCGATGCGCGCCGCGGCCGGAATCGAGCGCAGGTAGCGCGTCACCGTGGCGTAGGATGGGACCGGCCAGCCCTCGATCGCCGCCTTCTTGCCGACCAGCTTGTAGACCTGGGCGTAGGAGACGCGCGACTGCTGCAGGAACAACTGCTTGGCCAACAGCTGGGCGGCCGGATGGAAAAGCTTGTCGTTGAACTTCTCCTGGCCGTTGCTCCAGTTCGGGACAAGGCCCAGCAGGCCGTGCTCCTCGTAATCGCCGTTCCAGCGGTACAGGGTGGAGCGGCTGATCTCTCCGGCCAGGCCCAGCTTCAGGAAGGTCTCGGTCGCGCGGCTCGCGCTCTCGTCCGAGCGCTCGACGTAGTCCCGCCACTTCTTCAGGATCTCCAGCCGGCGGAAGGCCTCGCCGCGCTGCCGCTCGTTGCTGTCGGCGAGCGATGCGATCGCGGGCATGGGCTCGGGCTTGCTTTGCGGGATCTCCTGGATGCCCAGAGAAGCCAGGGAAATGAGCTTTGCCATCTGGCCCTTAACTGTCCGCTCGCATTTCACGATGTATTTTTCGTTCTTGATGTTCTTCTTGATCGTCCGGATGGAGACGTTTATCACCTCGGCGGCTTGCTTGATCGTCACCCACTTCTCGGCCGCTTGCGCGCTCATGGATTCGGCGTCTCCTTCAGGATCACTGAATGATCGTGCGGGGCCTTGTTTATTTCGATCGCCAGCTGCTGGGCCGCCATGCGGATGGCCTCGGCCACGTCGACGCGGACCGTGATAAACAGTTGCCCGTCCTTCAGGTCGGTTGTCATGCTGCCGCCCGGATAGGCGGCGCGCTGCGGGAAGTCGAAGGGGCCGCGGGCGTCAGAACGGAGCTCGGGCCTCGTCCCGAAGTCGATGGTCTTGGCCAGCTCCTCCCGCTTGCTGCCGGCGATGACGGCCTGGTCGTCCTTGATCGAGGCGTGCATCGATTCCACCAGGATGTCCAGACCAGATTGAAGCGCGGCCGCGCTGGCGGCGGAGATCTCCGGCCGGGCCTTCAACATCTCGAAGGCGTCCTGGATCCGCGTCAGCCAGGCGTCGCTGTTTCGGCGGCCGGGCCACTTGATGTATCCTGCGGCGGTCTGGTAGCTGACCCCAAGAAGCCGCGCGATCTTGGCCAGCGCGCGCCCCTCGCGGATCTCCTTCCGCAGCTTTGCCGCGCGCCCCTCGGTCCACTTTTTCGGCGCGGAGGCGGCGGGGGGCACGCGGTCGGCCCCCCGCCCGGGGTTTCCTTTTCCGGCGTCGGCGGCAGGGGGAGGAGCCGCTCCCTTCGCCGTAACCGCGTCCCCGCCACGCTTGGATTTCAGCTGCTCGAGCAGCTCCTCGCGTTTCTCTTTCAAAACCTGTTTCCACACGGCCACGACGTGCCGGTCGCGCGTGGAGAACGGATAGTAAATCTCGTCGATGCAGCTGATGACGACGTCGACCGCGGCCGGCGACTTCGGCTGGCGCCACTCCGGCCTGGCGAAAAAGACCTCCTTCAAACGCTCCTGGGCGGTCTTCACGTAGGACTTCACGACCTCGTGCGGTGCCGGGAGCTTTTTCCTTTTCACGAGAGCCCCTCCAAACATTACTGCCAGTTCGCTGAGTTCGCCAGCGCTGAGGGATGTCCCGGTAGATGGATAAAACGCCACTCATTACTGACAGTCGACCGCCTAATGATTCCTTTGCAAAAACCGAAATTCTTGGCGATCACATCCCACTTTTCTCCGCACTTGGTCGGCTTGTAATTTAGGCTGAAGTGTTTCGACATTGGTTACCCCCGCAGGCGCTTCTCGAGCTGCTTCTTCTTCATGCGGATCGCGCTCTCCATCCGTCGCAGCCGGCCGTATTCCAGGAACATCAGGTCGCGATTCTCCATGATCTTGACCCCCAGCGGGGCCGCCTGGATCCGCAGCCCGCCCAGGTCGTTCAGGATGAAGCACAAGGCGGGGATGAACTCCGCCGGCAGCCGGTACCCGTCCTTGCTCTCGGCCGTCCAGCTGTCGAGCTGGAACTTGGAGATCTCCCGGCCCTGCAGCTCGCTCAGCCTGGCCGCGATGGCGAAGCGCGAGAGCGGCGAGGCCTTGATCGCGGTGCTCAGCCAGCGGCGCAGCTGCGCGTCGATGTCGAAGTTGGCTTGGATCTCCTTCTCCTGGAGCTCCGTTTCCTTCAGCTCCACCTCGGCCTCGAAATCAAATTTCTTCTGATCCATGCCATGTCTCCCCTAATGCGCAACTGTACTTGTTGAGCACCGAGTTATAGTTAATGGTGGCCAGATTGAGCAGCTGCAAGTACCTGATCGCCCTGGCCATAGCGTCCAGCAGGCGCTCAAAACTCGTGTTCAAACTCTGTGTTTCGTGCAACTGCACCGCCAGGGCCCGCGGCCGGTAGAGGACCAGGCTGACGCTTGCCATCACCTTCCTCCCGCCATGCTCTTGGTCCTGGTGATCACGCCGCGGACGCCCCGAATGACGAAGCCCCTGATCGCGGTGCCGCGCCAGTGGAGCCACGATCTCCAGCGAGGGATCAGCCGGATCCGGGAGAGCACCAGGCGCGATTCCTGCAGGTCAATCCGTTCCACCATGGCGCGGTACTCTCGGCCGCGCTCCCCGAAGATGAGCAGCTTGCCAGGAGTGAACCTGTCGACTGCGGCGATCGCTATTCCCTGCCGGCGATCGTCGGCCGTAACGATCCCGCAGCGCGAGCAGTAGTGCACCGCGCCGATCCTGCTTCGCGCCCGGCGGTTGTGGATGCCGAGCGCCACGCAAAGAAAGAGGCTCCACACGAACCTGTTTTTGGTTGGCTTCATGCAGTCATCCCCCTGGCGAAAATTCCACGCAGATTGACATTGAAAAACCCCACTATGGCGGTTATAATAAGGACCAGGCGGGGGACCTCCTGGCAGAGTTTTCCCCCGCCTGGCTGCAATGAGGAGAGTGCGATGTGACTGAAGTTCTGCAGGGCGATCTTATAGGCGGAGCGATCGGCTTTATCGGGTCCATTCTCGTTGAAACAATCAATGCTCAATAGGACGGCGGAGTCAGGAGCGAACCCGTTAATCGCCCTAACCAGGATCCCCTCTTCCAATTCAGGAGACATGCTCAATTCGCCTGTCCGTCAACGGCAGCGCCTCAATGAATTGAAGCACTCGCTTCGATTTCTTGCGTCCCTTGATCACTTGGCTGACAAGGGTAAAGTGTTTTCCAAGCTCGCGGGCCACCGCGGCCTGGGTGTAGCCGTTATAGGCCAAGCGCGCCTTGAGCTCCCGCTCATGTTTCGCCGCCTGGGGGTCTATTTTCTTCACCCGGTTTGTCATGCCACGAATATAATGCAGTTTTGCATAATTGTCAACTAAAAAAATGCAGAATTGGATATTAAATAAAAAATCTATTGGCGAGCGATTGAAACAATTACGCAAGCAGATCAACAGATCCCAGGCTGAATTTGCCGCGAATTCCCCTGTCTCACAGTCCAATATTGCCAGGATCGAAAGCGGCAGCCTGTTGCCGGCGGTTGACCTGGTAAGTTACCTAAACATCAAGCTGGGAGTGAACCCGAGTTGGCTACTATATGGGGAAGGGGAGATGTTTTTGCAGTCGAAGCGGGTGAGCGATTCCAGCAATTTCCAGCTCGTCCCGGTTATCGGCGCCGCCGCCTGCGGCAGCTCGGACCGCGTCGCTGAAAAAAGCATTGAAGGATACAAGGCATTTGAAATCAGTTTTATTTCAAAGTTCAAAGATCCAGCTTTGACTAGGGCGAAGGGGGACAGCATGCTACCCACCATCGCCGATGGGGATCTGCTGCTATGCGACCGGGACTCCTACAAACGCCAACACCCGGATCCGAAGCGGATCTATTTGGTCAATCACCCCGATAGCATCGACGAAGTGTCGATTAAAGTGAAAAAGCTGAGTCTCTCCGGCAAGATATTAACACTGATCCCGCTGAATCCGGCCTACCCTCCGATTGCCCTGGACGTCGATGGCAAGTCCATCATGGATGTCGTCCTTGGGGAGATAGTCTGGATCGGCCGCGAATTGGACTAAATTTTTATTTAATTATAAAATGCATTCGGAGAGATAAATGGATGAAGAAGTCAGATTGACAATTGAAATAAAGAATGAAAAGCCCGTATCTTTAATTGATTTTTCTAACAGCTTTTTATGCCTTTCAGACGAATTCGACAAATATATCCGCCAGCATGATGAGGAGGCAAAAGCCAGGGATGTTCACTTGTTCATCAGGGAGGTAAAATCTGGAAGCATAATCGCCGACCTTATTGCCTTCGCGCCTTTCGCATTGCCGCTCATCCAAGATGCGAATTCAATTATCAAATTTTCTGAATCCCTGAAAAAAGCATTCGATTATCTTCTTGGAAAAGCACAGACCAAGCCTGATTTTAAAAGAAAAAACCTTCAGAATTATTCTGGAATCCTTGAACCAATCGCTAAGGATTCGGCAGCTCAAATCAATTTTAATGTCATTGTTAATGGGGGCATTCATCATCACTTCAGCTTGAATTCTATCGAAGCGAAGGCCGCACAGAATTCCGCTGGCCGCGAAATGGAATTACTCAAAGAGCCTCTAATTGGCATCCATGAAAAGGTTGTACTCCATTTCTTCCAAGCCCGCACTGATCCAAAATCGTCCACTGGGGACAAAGGAATTATTGAAAGTATCCATAGGGGGCCAGTTAAAGTTATCTTTTCAACAGATACACTTAAGGCAAGAGTGCTTCACCAAGACGGAGTGAACCCTTTTAATTCAGCCTATATAGTTGATGTGGATGTTCAGACAATCGACGAAAAACCAGTAGTGTATAAAATTATTCAGGTTCACGAATCGTTTGATCTACCTGGGCTTGAAAAAAATATAAAGTTGTTTGAATGACAGAATAAATTTATCTTGATTTTAGTTAATGACTTAGACTCTCAATTAATTTAAAAACGACAGACTGATATCTATTTGTGATATAGTCGACGGTCAGGAATAAGACCACGACGGCAAGTAAAGCTAGAACGACAACCAGCCAACTGTACTTTGCCTTGCGGCGCTCCTCCGGCGTCAGTATCCGCTCCGGACGTGCCACCGGTGGTGGGGGAGGCGTGTAAGCCGGCAGCTCCTTGTGGCAGTAGCGGCAGATCGTGGCCTCGGGCTTGATCATCTCGGCGCAGGCTGGGCACTTGCGCGCCTGCCCAGCCTGCACCTGGCCGGCCTCGTCTGGCTTGGCAATCAACGCGAAGATCAGCCCGATCAGGGGACTAAGTATAAGTGACAGGAGGAAGTATGAGCCGAATTTGTGGCCTTTATTTTTCGCCACATTCCCAACCGCAAATGAAAGGAAAATCCAAATCGCGAATATGATCATTCCCATCCCTCCTTTTTCATTGAATATTTAATATGCTTGGTCTGTTTTTTTGTCAACAAAAATGCTGGATTAAACCAGGGTTTTATCTGCATTAAATTTCACAGAAAAGGGGTGAAGCCTTCACTCCTTTTTCCCGCATGTTTTTTGAATGGTTTTATCGCTAAAACCCTTTATTGATAAGCCTTTTATTAATGTTCACCCCTTTTTTCAAGACTTCTTTGGGGAATTTTTGGCTATTTTTCTTTGAAACGCCCGTCAATTCTCGCTTTTCGACCTTTTCCAACCCTTCACCACTTTTTTTCTCTCAACTATCCGCCGGCATAGTCATCACCCTTTATTTACGGGGGTTTCATTCACTTTCCCCCGAATGACCTTCAAGTGCACTTGTCCTAAACCTGAATTCAACTTATTTCCCGTTTTGCAACCTTCTGAAACCCGCATCAATAGTGCCTTTCCCCTTTATTGACGGGCCTTTTTCAACCAAAATATCCTAGTCCCAAATCTCCTGCCCCCCTTCACT